TAGAGCTTGTAGGATCGTAAGGGTCGGAATAAGATCTACGACTTTCTACTTTGGTGAAACCAGAACCAGAGTAGATATAGCAAATGAAGACATCAAGGGTTTAAGACTCGAGAAGAAGATAACCCCAATGGACGGAGAAAAGAAGTAGATTAGTTATACATTATGCCTAAAGTTAGACTTGACCAGTTGGCCAATTCTTTAGAAGAATTGGAAAATCCCCAAGGAAGAGCTCTGCAAAGAGAGCCTATGCGACCTCGGGAAAGATTTCACATAGAAGACTTTAAGTGGACAAAAAAACAGAAAGATTTCATCAGGATAGCTTTAAGTAAGAAGTCTAAAATTCTTTTCGGTAAAGGTCCAGCGGGGTCCTCTAAAACTCTTCTTAGTGTTTATTGTGCTCTACATTTACTGAGCGAAGGTAAGGTTTCCGAAATAGTTTATATCAGATCTGCGGTAGAAAGCTCTGACTCTAGAATGGGTTTTTTGCCGGGAGACGCAGATCAAAAGCTTCACTTCTACAACCTTCCTTTTCTTCATAAAATGGAAGAGCTGGTCTGTCCTAACGTAATAAAGAAACTGCAAAAAGACGAAAGGGTATCTACTTATCCTGTTAATTTTTGCCGAGGCATGAGCTGGAATTCGAAGTGCTTGATATTTGATGAGTGTCAGAATAGTACCCTTAAGGAAATTGTGACAGTATTAACTAGGTTAGGTATGGGCTCTAAATGCTTTGTCTTGGCTGACCCCGATCAGACAGATTTGAAAAATGGACAGAGAGGAGGATTCGAAAGAATGGAAAGTTTGTTCACAGACAAAGAAAGCTCTGAGTTCGGAATAAATACTTTCGAATTTACAGAAGAAGACGTAGTAAGGTCAGAATTAGTCAAATTCTTAGTAACTAAATTTAAGAATCTGACGGCTATGCCTACTTAATATGGCCGCTCCATTCTGTCGAGGGCTCTGTTGTTACCGTTTGTCTCCAACCCTCTTTATGTAAGATGTTTGTCACGGAGCCGCAGAACCTTCTTACCTCTTTTTCGGATATGTCCCAGAAAAACGCATGCATCATTTCTTCCATCAAAACTGCCATTTCCCTTTTTGGGGTTAAATCTGGAGATATTTGTATCTTAGGTCCCCTGTAATCCGGGGGGTCGCACAAACCGTCTGCGTTGTAACTGTAGTGAGGCTTCTTTTTATGTATTTTATATCGAACCCCTTGATTATTTTTAAACGAATACATGATATTTTTTATCCAAAAAGGTATTTAGATGTAATAACTATTACACAAACTAAATGCTTCTTAAAGGTTATGAGTAAATATATTAAAAAAAGCTACTGTAAAAACTGCGGTTCAGCAAATAGCTGGGCCAACAACAAGAAGACTAATTTGCTGGAAAAAGCTAAGTTTTGCGGTTCTTGCGGATGCAATTTGACTACGGGAGAAAAACCCAAGCAGGAAGCTAAAAGCAAACGAACGGAGAAAAAAAAGCCAGAATCGATCATCCCTAAAGATATCCCACCTTTAGAACTTGACGAAGAGTATTGTTTTTTCGCTCCTAAAAAAAGCCAATCCTTAGGCAAACTTGTAGAACCCGTAGAGAAAGAACCAGAAGACCCAAAGGATGCCTAATAAAAAATTCGAAAACTGCATTAACGAAATAGACGAGGAGATCAGGAAAAGAAAGGGTAAGTGGACCCTGACGTCTATAGCTTGGATGGATTATGAAGATATATCTCAAATACTTAAAATTCATATATTCAAAAAATGGCATCTCTACGACCAAGATAAGCCTCTTCTCCCTTGGCTTAATAGGATAATATCTAATCAACTTAAAAATTTAGTAAGAAACAATTATAGTAACTATTGCAAACCGTGCCTTAGGTGCGCTGCCGCTGAGCCAGATTCCAGTTGCGCTATATACGGAAGCCAAGACGATCGTTGTCCGCTGTACAAACAGTGGACGTTAAAAAAGAAATCCGCTTACGACGTTAAAATGGCCCTACCTTTAGAGAACCACGCAAACGAGGTAAACTCAACCTTAGCTTACTCTTCAAATATAGAAGATGGAATAAGGAAACTTCACAATAAACTAAGGAAAGTTCTCAAACCAAGTGAATGGATAGTCTACGAAGGTTTTTACATAGATAATAAATCAGAAGCAGATATAGCAAAAGAATTAAATTTTAAGACCACAGAAAAGAATAGAACTCCGGGGTACAAGCAAATTAGGAATATTCAAAAATCTATTGTGAGTAAAGCTAAAAAAATCTTAGCGAAAGATGAATTAGATTGGATATGAACGAAGAGATAGAATTAACGAAAGAAAAAAAGGACGCCCTCATTCAGGCTAAAAACGCTTTTATAGCAGGAGATGAAGTCGATATGTCCTTAATGCATCTCATACAAGATATTGCTGGGTTCAAAGGCAAAGATGGGAGAAGTAAGGAAGGGAGAGCCGTTAAAGCTTTTCTTAGTAAAATAGATTTCAGTGCCATACCTTCTAGCGAATATCAAAAAGTAGATAGGCCGGAACTTACAGAGGAACACGAAGAGTTCATTAAGAATAACAAAGGCACGATGAAGTACGTCGAAATGTCTCGGATATTATTCGATGACGATAAGCTGACCAGCTTGAGCGCTGAGACAAGAATGGTTACCGAATACTGTAAGTCTTTAGAAGGAGACACCTTCGAAGACCCTTCTGCGTCAAACCCAGCCTTTGAATACAAACCGCCCAAGCACCCAGACAGAGTGCTTAGTAAGATAAATAAATATATTTTAGACAGCGGGATAGATAAAGAAAAAATTACCCCAAGGCAAAAAAAGAGCATGGAAAAACTGATGGGATACTTACATACCTTCAGGTTCGTTCATCAGATAAGTAATTATAGTAACGAGACGGAGAGGGAGCTTTTCGAGTCTTCTTTCGTCAGATACACCAACGATAAACCTGATTTAACCCAAGAAGAAGTTGACCAATATATAGTTCTCTCGGGGGAGGTTGTCATAGCATCGAATATTCAGAGAAGAGTAGGAAGACTTACAAACCTATTGGATGATACAGCCATGGATAACGAAGGACGAAGAATTTCCATGAGCCTAGTAGAAGCTATAAGTACAGCTCAGAACGAATACAATTCATGCGTAAATAGACAGCATAAATTACTTGAAAGCTTAAAAGAGAAAAGAAGCTCCAGACTCAGCAAGAAGATACACGACAACGCAAGTATTTTAAATTTAGTCGAGACTTGGAAAGAGGAAGAAGGAAGAAAAGAGCTAATTAGGATAGCGGAATTAAGAAAGAAAGTAATCAAAGATGAGATTGTTAAGCTTTCAACCATGGACGATATCAAAGCTAGAATATTCGGCATATCAGAAGAGGAGGCTTTAAATGGATGAGCTAACATGTAAAATAGACGGAGCTAAATTCGATACGGAAAAAGAGCTCCACAGGTACTTACGTAAATTCAAAATGAGGATGGCGGAATATTATCAGAAATATTATCCTCGTAGAGATTTGCTTACAGATGAATTAATAAAGTTTAAAAATAAGAATTATTATTTTTCTAATCATTTTAACTCTAGGGTCAATATGAAAAAATGGCTCAAAGAAACATCTAAAGAAAAAGCTAAAGAGTTCTGTGTGAAGATTATTGAAGAAAGAAAAGAGAGAAGAAGCTTAGCTTATTCCCCGACTCAAGTTGAAATGCGTTGCACTATGATGCCTCCGATTCATTACTATCAGGAACTATTCGGTGATTTTTATTCCCTGTGTTCAGATCTCAACCTAAAGCCTAGGTTTAAAAAATTTCCCTCAGAAGAGATAAAAGAAGAAATAGAAGAAGGCTACGAAATAGTAGTTGACACGAGAGAACAAAAACCCTTAAACATAAACTACCAAACAAGAAGAGAGGGCTTAAAATTTGCCGACTATTGGCTCGATAAAGAAAGCAACAAGTGTTACGTAGAAAGAAAAGAAACTAAAGATTTTATAGGTACGTTCACCGGGGGGTGCGATAGATTTTGCAGAGAATTAGAAAGAGCGGGAGAGAAAGATGCTTACGTAGTCGTAGTCGTAGAAAACTCGTTGGATAATATGATGAAATTCAATTACCTTAAATACGTAACTAAGAAAGTACAGGTTACTCCTGAATACGTAATGAGAAACGTTAGAGATATAATCCAAAAACATGAGAACGTACAATTCCTTTTCGCTAAAGGGAGAACGGAAGCTACAAGGTTAACGAGAAAGTTGTTCTTCTCCGGAACGAACTATAAAGATGTTGATCTGCAGCTAGCTTACGATTTAAAGCTTTTATGAATGACATATGTGGTCTTGCCCTGAAAAATACAAAAAAGAACCAGAAAACGTAAACGCTAGGCTAGCTAAGTTAGAGGGGTTCCTAGAAGAGAAAGAAGCGAAAGTCACTTTGTCAGAATTTCTCAGGAGTAATTTGTATTTCACTACGTACCTTTTAAGTGGTATAAAGTTAGCGCCCTACCAAGAAATAACCTTAAGGGCTTTATTCAACAGGAACTTCAGCATGTGCGTTTGGGGTCGAGGCTGTGGCAAAAGCTTCATAGCTGCAGTCTACTGCTTTCTCCAATGTATTTTCGAACCCAATACGAAAATACTTATAGCTGGTCCAACTTTTCGTACGGCAAGATTTATTTTCAATAATATAGAAAAAATAGTAGAGACAAAAGAAGCGGTGTTGCTAGCTCAAGCTTTCGGAGCTAAGGTAAAAAGAAACGACCAATACGAATGGAAAATAAACAATGGGACAATCACCGCGATTCCGTTGAGCGGAGAAAAAATTCGTGGTTTTAGGGCTAACGTACTCGTGCTTGACGAGTTTCTCCTCCTGCCTGAAGATATAATTAGAAATGTTTTGATGCCCTTTCTGGTCGCTCCCCAAGACATGACAAGGAGAATGCACATAAAGGAAGTAGAGGATGAATTAATAGAACAGGGAGCAATGGGAGAAAAAGATAGAACCAAGTTCGAAAATACCGCTAAAATGATAGCTTTGTCTTCCGCTAGTTATACTTTCGAAAATTTATACAAGACTTATCAAGAGTGGATACATAAAATACAGGACAAAGAAAGCTCCTTAGATGCTAAATATTTTGTATCTCAATTGGGGTACGAAGCCCTACCCAAAGAGATGATAGACAAAACGATTATCGATGAGGCCCAAGAAGGAGGCTCTTCTCATTTTTCATTTCAGCGAGAATACTGCGCTCAATTTACGGATGGAAGCGATAGCTATTTTAGCGCAAAAAAGATGGACGCTTGTACGCTAAAGGGAGACGAAGAGCCAAGTACTCTTTTGGTTGGCCGAAGCGGAAAGAGGTATGTTTTAGGTATCGACCCCAACATGAGCGATAGCCCTGCTGCGGATTATTTCGCCATGGCCGTTATGGAAATAGATGATGATACCGGTTTGGGCACTTTGGTTCATTCGTACGCTGGTTTAGGTAACCTAAGTAACCATGTTAAATATTTAGCTTATTTGTTCCAAGCTTTTAATATTGTTTTTGTTTGTCTAGATAATGCTGGATCTGATGTCTTTATCGACTCTTGCAACGAGTCTCAATATTTTAAAGATATAAAAACTGAATTGAAAACTATCCCCCTTAATGCTGATGCGGAAGGCTTAGAGTATCATAAGTCTTTAAAGCTAGCCAAGGTAAAATATAATTTAGAGGATAATAAAATTTGCTTCAATCAAGTATTTACTACTACGTTTATTCGTCGAGCCAACGAGTACCTGCAAGCCTGCATAGATTATAAAAAAGTTTTGTTTGCTTCGAGGACAGCTTCCAATGAAAACTTTTTTAATAGAACGAGCACTCTTAAGCTCCCCTCCCCAAAGAAAATAATTTTTACTGGAGACAGGAAGGACTGGAGTATGCTCGATTTCATAGAGCATCAAGACGACATGATTCATCAAACAAAAAAACAATGTAGTCTAGTTGAACATAAGGCTACAGCGCGAGGAGCTCAGAATTTCGACCTTCCCCAACACCTCAAAAGATCCACTTCCCCAAACAAGGCTAGAAAAGATAATTATTCAGCGTTAATGTTGGCAAACTGGGGTCTTAAGCTGTATAACGACATAACTAACACGAAAACTAACGATAATAAGGACACTTTTGAGCCTGTTATGTTTTTTTGAGTGTAATTAAAATCAAATAAGAGCTTATGCCTTTCCAAATAGTAACTGGTCAGATAGATTCTGAAAATTTCAGAAAACTTTTCAACAAGAAACTTTCGGGTTCAGCCTCGTACCCGTCTGGATTCTATACTCACGATAATGTATCCGGTTTCTTGTCCCTAACTGAAGGAGGTCCTTCGTCATTCACCGGCCATAGCGGGGATATGATGGGTAGGGTTTCGGGTTTGACTAGTGATGTTTCTGGAGCTCTAGATACAAGCGGGCAATTTCTACTAAGTAAGAGTACGGGTGTTTCTGGGCATGCAGAAGATTTTACTGTTGCGGCCAGTGGCTTTCTTTCTGGTCAGATCAATACGGTCTCGGGTCAGTTCTCCGCTGCTAGTGGTGAATTTTTAAAGTCTGGCAGCCTCATGCATACTGGCTCAGGGGACTTTTCTGTTGCAGCGCCCACAGGTGCTTTGGCTTATTCATCTGGGTACAACGATAGTGCTCAAGGACTTTTTGTTGCAACAGGTGATACTACTTACAAAGCTAGTTGGATGAAGCTCGCTGGTTACCCCGAAATGACTGGATTTGTATCAGCCTCTAGTGGGGACATAAAAACTAGCCTTGCAGCTACAGGCTCAAACTTAAAGGCTTCTATAGCAAACCTACAATCAGATTCTTCTACGGTTTTTTCCGCTAGAAAAACCTTTAATTCGGGTATCAAGACAGAAAGTATTTCCTTAGGTACGAATGGCGTTACGCTTAGAACTAGCCCCAATAAGTCTGTAACCTTTGATGATGCCAGTGGAGCCTTGCTAACATTATCTCCGGGATACGGAGCTGATGCTCCGGTATTTTCTGTCACAGATAAAGCAGGTTTACCTCTAATGGATATATTCGACGACGACAGAATAAACTTTGGACCTTACGGGAAGAACCCCCTGAACTTAAGTGGAGATAAGGTCTGTTTGGGGAACTATAAATCTTATTTTAGTGGTTCTAATATTCATTTGAGCGGAGACCTTACGGTTAATGATATTATGACAATTAGCGGTGTAGGTGGGGGCTATATGATTTTAAACGGATTACCAACTTACCCTAATACTGGTGGCTTATCGGATGGAACACTTTTCGTAAGCGGAGGTACTGCAGGAAAAGGTAGGTACCTAATGGTAATATAAAAAAATGACAAAGAAAAATAATAGTAAAGAAGAGGTTCAGCCAATGATGACAAGCTTCGCTTCGTCTCCGTACACGACTACGAACGAGTCCAGTAGGACAAGGAGGAACGTAGGCGGTCAGATAGAGAGGACGAATAAGTTTGAGAATATTGACCAAGGACTAATACCTTTTAAGTATTCAAAGGGGGTAAACAACAAAAGCTCCCTTAACGTAAAAGACGCCGTTGTCCTTTGCCAAAAGGCTTATTATAATTTTTCTGTGTTTAGAAATATTATAGATTTAATGACTGAGTTTTCCGCTACGAGGATATATTTCACCGGGGGAAGCAAGAAGTCTAGAAACTTTTTAGAAGCGTTGTTTAGAAAAGTCGACATGCAAAGTTTCCTAGATAGATTCTTCAGAGAATACTATCGTTCTGGGAACGTGTTTGTCCATAGATTCGATACAAAAATACAGCCGGAAGATTTTAAGAAAATAACCCAAACGTACGGAGGTTCTAAATTATTGGCGGAAAGTGATGAGGCGACCTTACCTTCAAGATATATTGTTTTAAATCCTGCGGATATTCAAATGGGGGGCAACATATCCTTCTTTTCTGGAACGTATTACAAAGTGCTAAGCGACTACGAGTTAGAGAGATTAAAGAATCCTAAAACAGAAGAAGATCAGGAGGTATACAATTCACTTGACGAGGAAACAAAAAAATCCCTCAAACAAAGGAATATTGGAATGATTAGCATAAAGTTAGACCCAGAAAAAGTCATCCCAGTTTTCTATAAGAAACAAGATTACGAACCCTTCTCTGTTCCTATGGGTTTTCCTGTCCTAGAAGATATCAACTGGAAGGCGGAGATGAAAAAAATGGACATGGCTATTACGCGAACCACAAATCAAGCCATACTGTTGATCACGATGGGATCAGAGCTAAAAGACGGTAGTCTGAACGTGAACCAAAGGAGCATAGAGACTATGCAAAAACTTTTTGAAAACCAATCAGTCGGAAAGGTTTTGGTGTCTGATTACACGACCACAGCAAAATTTGTTATACCTGATATAGCTAGCATTCTTGATCCCAAAAAATATCAAGTGGTTAATCAAGATATACAAATGGGTTTGAATAATATTCTAATCGGTGAAGAAAAATTCGCTAATACAAGTATTAAAGTTCAAGTATTCATAGAAAGGCTAAAGCAAGGTAGGGATGCTTTCATAAACCAATTTTTGGGTCCGGAAATAAAAAGAGTTTGTAAATCTTTAGGCTTCAAGAATTATCCAGAGCCCCATTTTCAAGAGATAGAACTCAAAGACAAGACGACTTGGAACAGGGTCGTGGCTCAGTTACTTCAATACGGAGTTCTAACTGCTGACGAAGGTTTGGAAGCTATCGAGACTGGTAGATTGCCGGAGCCAGAGGAGTCTATAGAATCTCAAAAGAAATTCAAAGAGCTAAGGGACGAAGGTTACTACAACCCGCTTATAGGCGGAAACGAAAAGGAAGAAGAGGGTAGACCGGCTGGAAGTACGGCTCCCCAAACAACTAAAAAAGTTTCCCCGGTAGGAGAGAATACAACGGGCGGTGAAAAGTTTAGTGTAGAAAAAATTAAGGAGAATTTGTTATTGGCTCAAAAGCTGGAATCTGAAGTTCAGGAGCAGTTGAAGGTAAAATACGATAACAAAAGAGTGACTAATAAAATTAGAAATATCTCAGATGATATTTGTCGAGTGGTAATAGCTAATGAGCCATCAGAAAAATGGTTAGAAAAAGTAGGAGATTATATTGTTAATCCGATAGACACTAATCATAACAAAGTTAAAGAGATTCAGGCAATAGCGTACGAACACCAATTAGATGATTATTTGGCAAGTATTCTATACGCTAGCAAAATTTAAGAAATATGAGCGAAAACACAGATAATATACAGGATGTGAGCCAGTACATGGGAGGAACGGATATAGATATATTAGTGCCAGACATCCCCTTACCGCCCGAACCGGAAGAGAAGAAAGAAATCGAAGATAAGGTTGACGGAGCGTTTAAATTCGCTTTCATTGGTGCTGGCCAAGGGGGATCTAGAATAGCTGAGACTTTTCATAAGTTAGGGTATAGGAAAGTTGGCATTATTAATACAGCTCAACAGGACTTGAATACAGTAAACGTAGAGAACAAGCTCTGCATAGGTTCTGGTGGAGCGGGCAAAGATAGAGCAGTCGCTGCAAAATGCTTTGAGGAAAAAGCAGACGATATCTTAGATTTTATGCGTCGTTCTTTTGGCGAAGATGTAGATAGGATTTTCGTTTGCGCTGGCGCAGGTGGCGGTTCTGGAGCAGGTACATTAAAGCCTTTGGTTGGT